CTCACGCATGGACATCATCAACGATTTCACACAAGATGAGGTATCATTCTTACTTGACTTAGTACATGATTACTATGCTAAGGATGATTCAGTTGAACCACTCATCGAAAAGCTATGGAAACTTGACCGCTTATTGCAGATCGAGGACATACGCACTGACAAAGCATGGAGGGGCGCATGAAACGTAAATACTATCCAAACAACTGGAAAGCATACAAGGAAGCACCAGATAATATGTTCATTGATCATACCTATGATGAGTTCATGGACTGGAAGATTGATGGCTGGGAATTACCCAACTCAGTTACCTGTATCATTAGAGCTGAAGAAGATGGTAAGATCAAAGAATATACATATCAAACACAAGGACATGCTAAACGTAGAATCGAACAACTTGTTAAGAATCGTCAAAACTTTGTAGTTTGTGATAACGACGCAATCCAAAACATGAGGACACCACAATGACTCAAGTTAGATTGGAGTTTACATCTAATATCCATACTAATCCATCTGAGTTCCAGTTTAAATCAGAGTACAACCCATGGACACTAGATCCAAATGTACAGTATGATTCTAAAAAAGCAGGGAAGATCATAGTCTGGACTAATCCTAAAGATGGTAAATTATATCTAATTGATGGTCATAACAGGCATCTTAAAGCTAAACAAAAAGGTATTAAACAACAATTAGTTTTAGATTTATCAAATAAAGCTAAGACTAAATCAGATGTTTTAATACTTGCATACATCCAAACACGAGGACACCAACATGATTCCCTATTCTAATTATTATTTCAAAGCATTAGAATCTATACCTGAAGATCACTCTCATCGTGATGAGCTTATATCCTTACTCATAGATCAAGTTTTGGATGACACATATGGCTACACCACAACAAATAGATGAGCAGGTCAAGCTTGAACGCTTACAGATCTCTCAAGGTATTGAACAACTACGCAAGAACACTAAGCAACTAGAGACTAAATCATATGCATCAGCTACAGTATATGGAATTACTTCTATCGATACCCTTTTACCTTTGGTTATCAAGAAGATCGAGGACACCAATAATAGAATTAAAGAGGGTAAAACTGGACGAGCATTTAAGGAGATAAACCAGTACTTAGAACCATTAGAACCATTAGCAGCAGCAACAATAGCTCTTAAGATTACATTCGATAAAGTATTTACAACTAAGAAAGGTAGTAATCAACTAGCTAAATTATGTGAATCAATAGGTAGAGCTATAGAAGATGAACTACAAATGCGTCATTATGAGAATAAAGCACCCGGATTGTTACAAACTCTTAAGAATAACTATTGGCATAGATCAATAGGAACTAAACAAAAGATTGTAGTGATACAAACCTTAATGAATCGTTACAATGTAGATCAATGGAAGACATGGACACCTACTAACAGAGTTAAATTAGGAGGTTGGTTGTTAGATTGTATAATGACCGTAAGTAATTGGTTTTATAAAGACTTAAAACGTGAAGGTAGAAAGACAATACACTATATACTACCAACACCTGAGTTCTTAGAGATCAAGGATCAAGTCATCAAAGGTAGTGAGATGTTCGCTCCACTAGCATGGCCTATGCTCATTGAGCCTAATGACTGGACACCTGAAAATGCAGGTGGCTACATACTTAATGAGGTAATGAAGGGTCATCAAATGGTAAGGCGTGGCGATCCCATCCCTATACAGGGAGAAAACCCTTACAAGTTTCTCAATAAGATACAGAAGGTAGGGTTTAAGATAAATCTCTTTACGTTTAATGTGGCTGAATGGTTAGAGTGTAAAGGTATAAGTGTAGATAAATTCATACCTGTATTAGATCTACCACTACCACCTAAACCATTTGATATAGCAGAGAACAAGGACTCACGTAAATCATATCGTAGAGCGGCTGCAGAGGTCATGAATACTAATGCTAATGCATTCAGACGTTCATGTAGAACAAGGATGACTATGGACGCTGCTAGGCGGTTTAGATGGAAGTCTAAGTGGTTTATACCTTGGAGCTTTGACTATAGAGGTAGAGCTTACCCTATCCCTGCATTTCTTACACCACAAGACACAGACTTTGGTAAGTCACTAATTCGCTTCGCTGATGAAGCACCGATGACACCTGAGGCTGAGGACTGGTTAGCGTTTCAAGTAGCCACAACATATGGTCTTGATAAAGCTACAATGGGTGAGAGATTACAATGGACTAAAGAAAACATCACTCTCATAAGTCGCATCGCTAAAGATCCTTATAGAAATATAGGGGATTGGGAAGGGGCAGAAGAACCGTTTCAATTCTTAGCAGCATGTGATGAGTATTATAACTGTGTAGTTACCAACACTAGGCAAACTACAGGATTATATGTAGCATGTGATGCAACCTGTAGTGGTCTTCAGATCCTCGCTGGTTTAGCGAGAGATAAATCGACAGCACAACTCGTCAATGTGCTACCGTCTGACAGGCCACAAGACGCATACAAAGTAGTAGCTCAACACGCAAGAGCTGAATGTCCTGAATCTATCCGCAAGGTCATGGACCGCAAGGTGGTTAAAAGAACCGTCATGACTATACCTTACAATGCTAAACCTTACTCAAATAGGTCGTACATTCGTGACGCACTTAAAGAGAAAGGGATAGAGATTAGTAAGGAAGATTTAACTCAAACTGTTATAGCAGTTAGGAATGCAATGAAGATTGTAGTTCCCGGTGCATTAGCAGTTATGAATTGGATAGAAAAAGAAGTAGCTAATGCATTAAAACGTGGTGATAACAAATTAACTTGGACTACACCATCTGGTTTCATTGTTAATCAAACAATAATGAAAAAGAATGTAGAAAAGTTAGAGTTACAATTACTAGGTAGATGTATAGTCAATGTAGCTACAGATGATACAGACGAGGTAGATAAGAACAGGCACAAGGCTGCAACTGCACCCAACCTGATCCACTCTCTTGATGCCTCACTACTTCATCTAGCTGTAGATAGATTCGATAAACCTATTGCATTAATACATGATAGCGTACTGTGTAGAGCTACTGATATGTCTTTATTGTCATCTTTAGTTAGAGAGACTTATATGAAACTCTTTGCTAAGCATGACTACCTTACGGACTTCGCTCATCAAATAGGAGCGGAGACTGAACCACCAATCATAGGTAATCTCGAACCAGAGACTGTGATTGATTCAACTTATTTTTTCTGTTAACATGTACAACCGCTCATCATTCTTTGATAGCTTCTTTACACCACCAATGATTGTTGTGGTGTCTGAAGAAAGATTAAAGAAGGCAGAGATAGAGGCTAAGCAATCTCAACTTGAAGCTGTTAAAGCTAGACATAAAGAGATTGAAGCTTACGAAAAAGAATTAGAAAAGGAGCTAGACGCTCTTACTGAACCACAATCCTTAGAGGAGGCATTAACCGGTGAGTAGAACTATTCACAAGACTGACAAACCTGTTACCCTTGATGGGTTCCAAGCTATACTTGCACCTAGCAAGTTTGGTTATTCACTCTCAGCAGTTGTTGACGAGACTATCGTTGATACACTGGAAGAAGAGAGAAACGAACAACTCAAGTGGGCTGAATCAAAATTAAAAAACCCCAGAAGATCCACGCTCAAGCCAACGCCATGGGAAGAGGTCTCCGAGGGTAAGTACAAACTCAAGTTCTCATGGAACGAAGAGAACCGTCCACCAGTCGTTGATACGGAGGGCACAATATTAAACGATGCAAAGACTCCATTATACGGTGGATCAACTGTTAAGCTGGGCTTCTACCAGAAACCTTACATTCTCAGGGATGGGGTTACCTATGGTAGTTCTCTTAAGTTGGTTGGTGTACAGGTTGTCTCAGTAAACGGACAAGCTGGCGTTGATACAGGAGATTTAGATGCGAACGAAGTCGCTGAACTATTCGGGAAAACCTCAGGCTTTAAAACAAGCGATCCGAACGTTACTATTACTACAGATGACACGACCGAAGAAGAAGACTTCTAAGTATCGGTCTAAGTTAGAAGAAAAGGTCGCTGATTTATTAACAAACCTAGGGGTTACATATGAATATGAAAGTGTTAAGATTGCATATCAAATCGCTCATAATTATAACCCAGACTTTATACTACCAAACGGAACTATACTAGAATGTAAAGGCTATTGGGATAGCGAGGACAGAAGGAAGATCAAAAATGTATGCGAACAAAATCCAGACATGGACATTCGCATGGTCTTCCAAAGTCCTTTCAATTATATCACCAAGAAGTCCAAGACAACGTATGCTATGTGGTGTGATCGATATAAGATCCCATGGTGTGCGTTCCACGAAATACCAATTGAATGGTTGGTCTAATGACCGAATCAGAATTTAGTCATCACGAAGCATGTGATAATTGTGGCTCATCAGACGCTAACTCAGTTTACTCTGATGGTCACAAATTCTGTTTCGTGTGCCACACGTACACACCTGCAGAAGGTGAAGTTCACTCTCATAAAATGGCAACCGATGTCCACTACCAAGGCTCAGCCGAACGGCTGCAGAAAAGAAACATCTCAGAAAAAACTTGTCAATTCTATAGGATTTTCAGAGATGGAAACACGTTACGCTTCCCATATTTTACAGGGGATGGCGTTCTTCAAGGATTCAAACTAAAAAATAAAAAGAAAGAATTTTATTATGAAGGCACGGCTACTGATACTCTCTTTGCTCAGCATTTATTTCCTAGTAGCGGTAAACGGATCGTTATTTTTGAAGGTGAGTTAGATGCTGCGAGCGGTTATGAAGCTATGTCAGGTTGGCCGATGGTCTCTTTACCTCATGGTGCAGCCTCCGCAAAGAAAGATATCCAAAAGCAAATCCCGTTATTCCAAGGATATGAAGAGATCGTTCTCTTCTTTGACAATGATGACGCAGGAAGAAAAGCAACAGAAGAGGCGGCAACTGTATTACCAGTTGGCAAGGTTAAGATAGCCCGACTAGAACAGTACAAGGACGCATCAGATGCATTACAAGCTAACGATGCTGAAGCAATAAGAAAGGCTATATGGAATGCAGAACAATACAGACCGGACGGTATCGTAGAAGGCAAGTCACTTCAAACATTAGTTACAACACCACTCCCACCAGCAGATCATGACTATCCCTTCCAATGCTTACAAGATAAACTGCACGGCATTAGGTATCAAGAGCTTACAACTATTACTTCAGGATCTGGACAAGGAAAATCCACGTTCTGTCGTCAACTTGCTGTTAACCTACTCACCAAAGGAGAAAGGGTCGGGTACCTGGCACTTGAGGAATCAAACAGACGCACCGCACTTGGACTGATGTCCACAGCTGTAGGTAAAGCACTACACATAGGAGAACATGACCAAACAGAACTCGAAGAGCATTTTCATAATACCATTGCTAATTGGCATCTCTACTTGTTTGATGGCTTTGGTAGTTTTGACCCGAACATTATTTACAATCGGATCGAATACCTTGCCAGTGGATTGGAGTGTCGTATTGTATTCCTAGACCATCTTAGTATATTATTAAGTGGGCTTGATGGTGATGAACGTAGAACTATAGATATCACCATGACCAAGCTGCGTAGCTTAGTCGAACGTACTGGCATTTCATTATTCCTTGTATCACATTTAAGGAGAACATCAAATGATAGGACTTCGCACGAAGAGGGAGGCAAAGTGTCCCTTAGTCAGCTCAGAGGATCTGCGAGCATTGCTCAACTATCAGATCAAGTTGTCGGCATCGAACGAAACCAACAAAGCGAAACTGAACGAGACATTGCGACTCTTAGAATTATTAAGAACCGCTATTCAGGTGAGACTGGCTACGCTGGAAAAATAAAATTTAACTTAAACACATCACGGTTTACTGAACATGAAACTACGGGATCACCAGTTTTCAACCCGGCCTCGGATTTTTGATGGCGGGTATGAGCACCCATGGTATAAAGAAAATGGGTGTGTTAGAAAAAGTGATATTGCTAAACCTATATTAAAGAAACCTAATCCACCTACCCAACAACAAATTTACAAAGCTAAGTTTGTTGACAAAACCTACCAATGGCCGAAAAAGAAATAGGTATTATATTCGACCTTGAAGCTAATGGGCTATACAAGGATGCTACTGAAATACATTGCATATCATACTATGACACGGCAGCAGAATCGACATTCTCATACAATGACCAGTGTCCCGGTAAAGGTCTTTCGAGTCCTATCACTACAGCAGTTCAGTACATCCAACAAGCTGATTACATCGTGGGCCATAATATTATTGGCTATGATTTGCCACTTATTAGGAAGCTTTATCCCTTCTTTCGTCCCACTGGTGTTATCGTTGATACCCTTCTACTTAGTAGGTTGTATCATAGCAGACTTATGTCTATAGACAAGGAACGAAATTGGAAACACATGCCTCTACAGCTCTACGGTCGCCACTCACTCGAAGCATACGGGTACAGATTAGGCGAGTACAAAGGTGCCTTTAGTAAAGACACTGATTGGAAAGAGTGGTCACAAGAGATGGAGGATTACTGCACACAAGATGTAAACGTCACTAGACGGTTATGGAAACATTTCACCCCTTACCTGAATGGATCACGCTAGAACATCAGGTAGCAACTATACTCACTCAACAAGAGATTCACGGATGGTACTTCGATGAGAAATCAGCTAGAGAATTGGAATCAACTCTCCGCACAGAACTGGAATCAACTCAAGCCAAGCTTCGAGCAGATTTCCCTTACGTTGCCGGAGCAGTTTTCACGCCCAAACGAGATAACCAAAGGACTGGCTATGTCAAAGGTGTGTCGTTTACTAGACTGAAAGACTTTAACCCACAATCAAGAGACCATATAGCATGGATACTTTCCACACATTGCGGTTGGCAACCATCCTCACTGACGAATTCAGGGAAGGCGGTTATAGACGAGACCGTATTAAAGGATATTGGGACGGATATTGCTCTTCGTTTTCTCCGAGTACTGGAACTGACAAAGATGCTTGGAATGATATCCGAAGGCGTGAACGCATGGCAGAAGCTTGTTACGACATCTAGTCGTATACATCACCATTGTTCGGTAGGTTGTGCTACTCATAGAGCATCACACCGTAATCCCAATTTAAGTCAGGTTCCGAGCGATGAAAGATTTAGACGTTTGTTCACAGCTTCACCAAATTTGGTTATGGTCGGTGCTGATCTTTCGGGCATTGAGCTTAGGATGTTGGCTCATTATCTCGCACGTTACGACGGCGGTAGGTACGCAGATATCCTACTTAACGGGGACATCCACCAAGAAAATGCTGATAAAATTGGCATTAGTCGAAGACAAGTTAAAACAGTTACCTACGCATTTTTATATGGAGCAGGAGATCAAAAAATCGGCACATCCTTCGATGGTAGCCTTGGGGAAACTCAATCAAAAAGAAAGGGTAAAGAAATACGCAAAGCGTTTGTTGATGCCATTCCGGGTCTTTCCGATCTGCTTAAGGCTGTTAAACGGGCTGCGGAAAGAGGTTATGTCCGTGGACTCGACGGTCGTAATATCAGCGTTGACAAAGGGCACGTCGCTCTCAACTACCTCCTCCAAGGATCGGCGGCGATCATCGCCAAAAGATGGATGGTACTAGCTGACGCACAGTTAGATAGTCACTCTCATCAACTTGGTTTCATACATGATGAATTACAGTATGAAACTATACCAGCATCAGTAAATGATTTAAAGTTCTTACTTGAATTAACTGCTGTACAAGCTGGTGAATATTATAACCTGAGACTTCCTATAGCAGCGGAGTCAAAGTCAGGTAAAAATTGGGCAGAAGTCCACTAACCACCTATGAAATTATTTTATGATGCTGATTATGTTGTATACAAATGTGCAGCTGCAGCAGAAACAGAGATAGATTTCGGTGATGACGTAATTGTAGTTACTAGCAGGTTCACAGATGCACTAAACGCTACTATACGAGAAATAAACAAGATCAAAAATCATTTCCTTTGGGATACACCAGAGGTTGTTTTATTTTTCTCTGACTCTAAAAATTTCCGAAAGAAAATAGAAAAGTCTTACAAAGGTCACCGTAATCGTAAGAAGCCATGTGGCTATAAACGTGTTATCAATGAGTTAAAGAAAAGGTATGAAGTAATTATCATACCAACACTTGAAGCAGACGATAGTATGGGCGTTTATGCTACCAAATACCCAGGAAATATTATTTGCTCACCTGATAAGGATATGAGACAAATACCTGGGATGTTATACAATATGGAAGAAACCACTCTCATCAATGAGTTCAACGGACCTAAATGGCATCTAGTGCAATCAATTGCTGGAGACAATACTGATGGATACAGTGGAGTTCCTGGTTTGGGAGTTAAACGAGCAACTGCTTTATTTGAAGAACACGGATACAGTTGGAAAACTGTGCTAAAAGCTTTTAAAGATAAAGGGTTGGATGAAGAGACGGCATTAATGAATGCTAGACTGGCACGTATCCTTACAGTAGATGATTATGACTTCAACAAACAAGAACCGAAACTATGGACCCCCACCGCCGATTACCGAATTGACGATGGAACAGGATCTGAAGTTAAGACAGATACATGATGCATTAAAAAGACCGGAAACAAGTAGAGAAGATATAATTATTTTACTCATGGCATTGCAAGAGCAGTGCTATGTATTAGCAAACTGTGTAACAAATCTACTCGCAAAATGGCCCAAACATGAAGAAAACGTTCCTAACAGAACAGGCGAAGGAGTTCAGATCCACATATGGGATAACAAACAGCCAAAGCCTACCATCCAGAAACAAGCAGAAGAATTTGATAGTTGAGGAATTTAAAGAATTTCTCGAATCTGAAGGGATGTTATTTCGTAATAACCCAGTATTTCCAGCAGAAGCATTAAAAGAATTAGCTGATTTAGTATATGTATGCTATCAGTACGCTGAGAATATGAATTGGTTTCTTGATGAAGCCTTAGATAGAGTACACCAAAGCAATATGTCGAAACTTGATGAAGATGGGCACCCCATTTATAGAGATGACGGCAAGGTATTAAAAGGACCGAATTACAAACCACCTAATTTAACTGATTTAGTTTAATGACCGCAGAACTTATCTCCCGCACTGGTCGGGTCCAATCATGGTTGGATAACCCAGAATCACGACTTCCAGTAAGCTGCACGGTATTTGTCGTTCAAGACTCCATGGAGGGTAAGGACGGTATCGAAGCAAGCTGGAGATTTGTTTCTCATGCTCTACGCTTTGGCGCAGGGTGTGCAGTACACTTAAGCAACATAAGAGCTAGAGGCTCTGAAAATGGAAAGGGGTTAACTGCCTCAGGACCAGTATCATTCGCAAAAATTTACTCAACTTTAAATGAAACACTTAGAAGAGGCGGGATTTACAAGAACGGGGCTGTTGTCGCTCACCTTGATATTGATCACCCCGATATTATTGAGTTCGTGCAAACTCCCAGATCTGAACTCCCTTGGATCAAAAGGTGCGTCAACCTTGATGAAGAAAAGTGGAGAGCAGCAACTGAAGAAACTAAATCCGCTATCCTCTACGGAATCAAAAGTGGGGACATTTGGCTTACCAAAATAGCATTTGACAATGACGGAAACAGAATCTACGGGAACGTCTGTCTTGAAGTTAGGTTGTTCTCACGTGGAACCTGCCTATTGGAACACGTCAACCTCGGAGCATGTAACATTGAAGATATCTCCACTGCTTACTTTAACGGTATGTCAGAATTGTGCAGTCTCCATGCAAGAACAGGGGTTGCCACATCTGGCGAATACTTAAATCCTAAACAAGATAGACAAGTTGGTCTTGGTGTCTTAGGACTAGCCAACTTATTAAAAAGATACAAGATAACTTATGCTGAGTTTGGCGATGCTTTAGAGCAAGTCAATACAGGTAAGGTCAAGCATACAACTGCATGGATCTTAGCTGACAACATCAGACATGGTATCAACATGGCTACACAAGTAGCTCACTCTCATAAAATGGTGCGTGCGTTCGCTATAGCACCTACTGCAAGTTGCAGTTATCGCAGCAAGGATCTGGACGGATACACTTGCACACCAGAAATAGCCCCTCCAATTAGCCGTACTGTCGATAGAGATAGTGCAACATTTGGAGTAGAAACATATGAATACGGTGATGTAGAGATCGCCTCAGAGGTTGGTTGGGATACCTATAAAAAGGTGGCTGACGAATTCCTCAAACTCTACCAAAGCACAGGACTTCTTCATGGCTACAGCTTTAACTCTTGGAGTGATGTTGTAGAATACGATAATGCATTCGTCGAAGAGTGGTTGGATTCACCCCAGACCTCCTTATATTACAGCCTGCAGGTTATGGGAGACGTACAAGACAAGACAGATGCATATGCAGCACTGGACAAGGAAGACGTTGATAGTTACTTGCAGCAGTTATTAAATGAACCAGAACCACAATGTGACTGCCAAGAATAATGAGGAAACATCCATATCAAAAACTGCTAGACCGTAAAAGAACATGGTCACCAGTTAAAACTACCGCCGGAGAATTAAAACATGGAGCGGAAGAAACCATCTACCGTGCTCTCGCTTTACGCCATTTGGAGCTACCAGTCGGTGAATTTATTGAGGACGCACTTACTGAAGTACCTGCACTCTCAAGGGATTTACTTAGATCAAACGTAAAGGATGAAGAGAGACACGACCTTGCATTAGGATACATAGCTGAGGCTATTGGGGTAGATCCTAAATCAGAAGCAGAAGCTCTCAGGCTGCGTGCAGCTTGGGAAGCTCACCCCGATCACACCATTTGTAAAGCATTAGTAGCTGAACGTGCTATATTCTTTGTTTTATTGCCTTTCTTTCGTTTTTCTGGTGATGCTGGTCTCAGAACGGTATCAGCTGATATTTCCAGAGACGAACAAATACACGTGGCCGCTAATAGCCTTGTATGTCACGAGTTGGGCTTTTCTCCTAGTCAATCTTTGGATAAACTTAGGAAGGCCACCATTAACTGGGTACTCGAACCCCTAGGTATAAATACTACCGACAAATATTTGGACAAAAAATTCTGGCTAGATAC